GAAGGACAATCGCTATTCAACCAATCTAATCTTGGTGTATCATTAACAGTCAGCTCCTCAATAAGACCATCCTTACGCACTCTTGTTGCGCTACCATTACGTTCGTAATCAAAATCGCCATCTGCATTATTCGGCAAAATAGAATATACAGTAGCAGTCTTGTATCCGCTTGGTATTAATGCTAATTTAGGATTTGTCATTTCTTATTTTTTTTCTTTTTAAGATACTTTATGATCTTATTAAGATTTTCTTTCTTTATTTTATATTCCATATTAAAGCACCCAACCTACCCAATTAGCCTCCTTATCTGGGTACATATCGTTATTTTGATTCGAATTATACTCTGGAAACAAAGCATTATTAAAACTCATATAGTCTATAAATCTTCTAGTATAAAAGTCTGCAAAGTTTCTATGTCTCTGTACTAAAAAGTCTACCTCTTCTTTTGTAGCGTTTTGGCTATTCTCAGAAGTATGCTTCATTAGCCCTCCATTCTTTAGCTCAAAGCTGCTAAAGGGCAAATAGTCTACCATAGCAAAATGTATAAGCATTGGCTGTATATATTCGTTTACTATGTTTAGATAATTACCACTCAAGCTATCAGTAGCTATATCATTAGTAATCTTATCGTAGAGTTTAGTCCCTAAGTAGTTCTGAACGTGCATAGTCTGAGCTAGTTTGATAAAGTATATAAACTTATCTGTATCCACTCCACCATCAATAATACTGTTTTTAACAATATCAGACCTTTTTATAAATAGTACTGTAGCCATATTATTTTCTCCAATAGTTATTTTGAGCAGAGGCTATCTGTGCGACCTCTGGCTCGTTAGTTTCTATTCTCGCTTCACTTCTAAGACTAGGATCTAATTCCATAATCTTAGCTCTAGCTTCTGATACAGATATTCTCTTGTTATTCTTTCTTAAATACGTTTGTCGCATCCAATAGTGTGAGCAGTTTACTCCACCCTTATATAGCCATACATTATAGTTATCAGCTCCATCTAAACCAAAGCCCTCATTAACATTGTTAGCGTTTCCGTTATAGTTAGGATCAGAGCTATCTAAATCCTCTTTCCTATACACTTTATTAGAGGACATCATTTTCTGACAAAAGTCTCTACTAGCTCCAGCAGTGCTTCTACCAGTGGTGTAAACATAGCGTACCTTTAATATACTTGTATCTTGCTCACTTACTTTGTTAGGACTACTAGATACTGCACTAGCAAACTTTAGTGTTTTATGTATAAGGTCATCATACTCATTAGCTGGTCTCTCATCAATCAGCTCATAGTCAGATAAATCCTCATCCTCTATATTCATAAGAGCATCGTATAAATCCTCTTTCATTTTATCCATATCCTCTAAAGGCACACAGTTAGGGACTTCTTTACCATCCTTAATCTTTGTTCCTATTTGCTCGTATCCATCCCAGCAAGGTTTCTTAAGATCGTGACTCTCACAAGGCATATAGTATGTCTTACCATCTTGTTCGTGTTCGTGGTATCCTTCGCAATCCATTTCTTTAGCTGCTGCCTCTGCTTCTTCTATTGTTTCGTAAGCAGTTCTACCATCTATCTGTACACTCATTGATAGCTTCTGTCCAGTCTCCTCTTCTACTTGCTCTTTAGTCATAGCATTCTCTAAGTCTACAAATTCTAAAGGCTGAAGCGTTTTAAAGTACAAATTAAGCACTATCTCGTTAAAGGCTAGTATATCATCAAAGGCATTGATTAAAAGCTCTTGAAAGGGCTTTATTACAGTATTATCCATTAAAATACTAGCTGTGCGAAGCTCATCCGCATTATTCCCTAGTCCAGTACTATCTTTTATACCTAATAACATAGGGCTGATAATTCTATGGGATACCATTACTTTGGATTGACTCTCTTCACTAAGAAACTGATACTGTTGATGTGCATCGCTAAGTTGTACTGGCTCTATAGATGCTTCATTCTCTTTACCATCATTAAAGGCTAATATGAATTTGCCACTATTGCTAGTACCAGAGAATTTGTCTCTTATCTTTCTCTCTATCATTTCTTGAGTCTCCTCATCTGGGACTCCATTATTAAACGAAATCATCATAGAAGGGCTAAGACCATTCTGGATGTTGTTTAAGTGATAGTTAGCTATCTCGCTCTCTAGCTCTGCATACTGTAAACCACCTTGATAGTCTACTGGAGAATAGTAATAAAATCCAGCTCTATAAGGCTTTACACAGTATATCTCTATTTCATCATTAGACGTACCAAAAGCACTAAATCTCTCTGGCGATTCATTAGGTTTTATATCATCCCAATCAGCCATATAAAAATAAGAGTCTATTTCTCCATCTTCATTAGCTTTACCAGATCTAAGAGTCTCTATTGGAAAGTGAGCTATCTCTACTATTTTAGTGTGGTTAGAGTTGTATATAACTTGCATCGCACACTGCCCCATAAGTTTTAAATCATAAGCTAATTTTCTAACACAGCTATCTTTAAATAAAGACTTCATTTGTGCATACTCATTAGGCTTCTGACTATTATCTGTAGCATCTAAACCTCTACCGAAAATCATTTGACTAATTCCGTTTACCGCAGCATTGTTAGTCGGAGAAGCATTATACATATCAATCAAATACTGATAGTAGTTATTATCATCCCCATACGCTACCCACTCTTTATTCTTAAACTCCTTAACCTCTGGAGTAGTGTAGGTATTCAAATTTACTATTCTTATACTCATATTATTATATAATCGTTATCGTAACTATCCTCTGTAGTGTACTCATTTTCATTTATATCGTAGTAATCATTGTTAGACTGGTTTATAGTCTGATCTGTGCAGAATACTTTGTCTTTGTATATTACCGCTCCATTTAACAACACATCCATAGTGTAGTAAACATCTTTCTTTAACGTACCAAATACAGCCTCAAAACTCATATAATCGTGGTCTGTAGATGCTGTAGCTGAAACAGTTACCACACCTCTAGTACTTTCGTTAGTCAGTTTTACTTGTATCTGACCATCTATATATTGTCTAGGTATTACCTTAAAGGTTTTAGTACCACTAGTCCCTATAATCTTCATACTAATATAACGTAGTATTACTAACTTTTGTGTAAAAAAAAAGCTACCCCTAAGGATAGCCTTTTATAAACCATTTAATTATTATGGATTAATTTTAGATGCACTAATTTCAGCTTCGAAAGCTGTAGCATCTACAAAGTAAGCTGGTAGCGTTTCTTGAGCAGCCATAGTTAAAGTAAAGCCACTTAAATCAGCCATTCCAGCTCCAGTTACAATAGTTCCCCCAGAACAATCTGCTCCGTGAGATGCACCTACCATAAGATAGTTTCCATTATAATCCTTAATTACAACGTGAGGTCTAGCCTTTACCAAAAGGATTAATTCCTCTTGCGTTGCTTTATCTAATTTAGTCAAAGTCAGATTAAGAGTCTGCTCATAAAAAGCAGTCCCATTCTCACGAGAAGCTGTGATAGTTTGCTCTAAGCTAGAGTTTCCTTTTACATCAAACTCAAAGAAATCTGGAGTACCACTAAAAGCAGTAACTTCTCCAGCAGTAACTGTCAAAGTCCCCATAGTCCCAAAGTCTGCAAAGTAAACCGCTTGAATACCACCAACGCTATCCTTGCAAGGTACTGACCGACCAGTTGTTAAATTACAAGCCATATTATTATTTTTTTTAAAGAAAAAGGGTAGGTAAGACTATTCCAACCCACCCCTTTAATATGTTAATATTCTATTTCTTAAGCTAGAGTAAGAAGTACTAAATCACTTCCAATTCCATACTGAGTTCCAGCAGTGTATCGCATAATTACACGAACATTTTGGTCTCCTAAAATTTCGCTAGTGTCTACGAGCTTCACTTCTGTATGGTCAGACATCAAGCCAGTTCCAAAGAACAAGTTAGAAGCTTCTCCAGCTACAATGTGGTCAGTTGGCATACCTGGAGCGTGTTGGATTTTAATCCCTTCAAACGCTAAAGCATTACCCATATTGTACCACTGTGATCCTTGATCGTTAGTACCAGCAGCACCAAGACCAGCTGCACCAAATCCTCCTAAAGCTCTTACATAAGCTTGTAAAGCGATAGTAGGTAGGTAGATAGTTAAATCTTCTTTACCATATACAGCAGAAGGAATAGCATCAACTACGTTTCCTAAAAGCTCTACGATGTTAGCAGAAGTAAATCCAGTTGCTGGAGTTCCACCTACTGCGTTAGAAGCATCATTTACTGTTCCATCAGCAGCCATAAGAGTAGTGAAACCATCAAACTGTCCGTTAGTTCCGTCTCCAGCACCACCCCATAGGTTTTGCTCAGTTTGCTCAGCTACTTTAGAAGCAACGTGACCGATTAAGAAATCAGAAAACGCTGGAGGAAGATTGTCATAGGCTGAATAACCCATAGAAATTGCCTCCCAGTCCTTCCGAAAATCGGACTTGCACAAAACAAGGTTTACTTGTAATTCAGTGGGTTCGAGGATTCTTTCTGTTAGTGTTAAAGCATCAGCAGTCTCTGTGAAATCACAAGAAGCGTTAGCAACAATACCAGTAGAAGCGATTTTCTTAATTACTTCTTTGTATTTTACATTAGGTTTAATAGTGACAGCTCCATCGTTAAGAGTCTTACCACTTAAAAGTGCTGCTGCGATGTACTTTCCAGCAAATTCTCCAGCATACGTTGAGGTAATAGTGTTTACACTACCATTACCAGCATAAAGATTAGTCTTTTTCATTTTTTTATTATTTATTTAATTGTCTTAATACTCTATCTAGAGTAGTTTCGTTTCTGTTTTGAGAAAACTTTACTTCTTGTTTTTTAGAAGCTTTTCTTTCTGGGCTATGCTTGAATTTTCTAGACATCTCCTCTTTTTTCTCTTCTTTTTTTCCGTAAGAGTCATCAAACTTTTTCTTAAGCTCTTTTAACTCTTCCTTTACTTCCTCAATAGCTGGTGCAACTACATCAACTACTGCTTGTACGATAGCTTCCACTTCTGGAGCTACTTCTTCTGGTACTTCAGTTTCGATAACTTCTTCTTCAGCTTCTACTACTACTTCCTCTTCTGCTGGTGCTTCGGCTTCTCCAATAGAAGCAATAACTCCCTCTTCCTCTACAACTAAAGAACGTCCATCCTCTAGCTTGTATTCTCCGATTGGAAGTGCTACACGCTCATCCTCAGTAACAATAAAAACAGACTGACCAGCCTCAAAAGACTCAGCTTCGATTACTGTACCATTGTCTAAAGTCTGTTGAGCTAACTTTACGCTAGTATTCAAAAGAGCTTTAATCTTAGATAACATTTCTGTCGTTTTCATATTTATTTATTTATTAATTAATTAACTAAAATCTGCTAAACCAAATCTTTCATTAGCTTGTCTTAACAATTCTTTATAAGCTGATCTAAATTCAGAGTCTACACTTTCAGCGACACTTAATATATTTTTTATATCATCATAGTCTCTAATTAACTCTGCTGGACTAATACCTAAATCATTAGCTTTCTCTTCTAAAGTTTCTATCTTAGACCTCATATCTGTATAAGCCTCTTGAAAGCTATAAGCCGCACCATTTACTACATAGTTATCTACTGCAATAGAAAGTTCTGTGTTAAAATCCATAATTTTATCTACCCACTCTTGCATAAACTCTACACCATAAGAAGCCTCGCTATAAGACTGCTCTAGCCATTCATACTCATTATCTATTTCATCTACTATAGATAGCTTAACTTGTTTCTTAGGCATCCCTTTAGCTATCTTGCTAAATACTGTTTTCTTTGTGTTCATAGTTTATACGCTTTTACTTTCGTCTCTAAATTGTTGTTGTTGCATAATGAAACGCTGATCTAGTTCTGCTAGATAGTCTATTTCTCTTATGTGTTCTTCATAGTTTGGATAAACTTCTGTAACATCTAATCCTAGTTCCTCAGCTTTTTCTTTAATCTGTAATAGTTTACTCTTATCATCAGCTAAATCTTCTGGACTTAAAAAAGTTTCACTGTTTTGAAAATATACAGAGTAAATCTCTCTACCTATTTCAAACCATACATCAAACTTCTCGTCAAACCACTCATCTACAGAATAAGATAAACGACCTACTTCTTCTTGTAAGTAGTCAAATTCGTAGTCTAGCTCATTTACTAAGCCTAGCTCTAATTTTTTCTCCTCTTTTAGTTTCAGCTCTCTATGCTTATCTGCATCAAACAGCCTACTGAATACTGTATTTTTTGTGTTCATATTATAGTTGTTTCATTGATTTAGCTACTTCTAAAACTTCATTATTAAGATCTAAATTACTCTGATAACTCCCTACTGTTACTGTAGCATTAGTATATTCATCAAATTGAAAAGGGTTAATGCCTAAATCTTCAGCACTTTTACCAAATTCATCTAAAGAGTATTCTAAATCTGAAATACTATTTGAATAAATATCTGCCATATTGATTAAGCCACTAACTTCATTTTGTAAATCTATATATCTACTAACCCAATCAGCTAACATATCATCAAACACTTTAAAATCAGATTCAGCTCCATTAGTTTTAGTTTCTAAATCTTGAACACCAGCCAAATCTACTCTTTTAGTTTCCTTAGATAACTGTGAGAATATTCTTTTTTGTAGAGTCATAGTCTTAATTTATTAATATAACGTTTGTATTATTTTTTTTGCATTTTTA